ATTCGGCGTTAAGTGGTGCGGCTTTAACTACCTCACCTGAAATGATATCAGCTACGGATTGTCTGCTGTATCCTGCCATTACCGTCTATCTCCATATCCAAACAGTAGTACAAATCCTTGGATCGCATGACTAGCGTTTGTATCGTTGGTTACATATTTAATTGCAATTGATGTACCTGACCCTGAGAACGATGTCTTCGCTACAGGGGAGGGGTTACCATCAAAGATAGCCCCAGAATCGTAGGTAGCTTCGTTGTAGTACGCCGCCGCACCACGTGTTGTGATATCGTAGTTAGTAGGGTTCAGCACTTCTACATCTTCGTAGTCATACACAACACCTAGCACGATATCGGCATCCCCTTCAGCTTTCAGATACGTTGATAACTTCAGGAAGTTCTTACGTAACTCTGGATCACCGAAGTGGTAGAATGGTGTCTGGAACAAAGAGAAGATCTCAGTACCATCAAAGTCATTCCCTGACTCCTGACGATACACCTTTCCATCCCTGTCCCCGTGAATCACAAACTCATACTGACCAATGTATCCTGAGTCAGCGGCTGTTGCTGTGATTCCTAGTAGCTGACCGAATTCAAATCCGATGCCACCATTCTGCTGTTGTCTTAATGCTCCAATCACACCCTGTGAATCTGAAGCACCGAAGAAAATTCTAAACTGTGACTTCTGCCTGATGACTACTGCATCTAGATCATCAAGATCGTTATTCAGTACAACATCGTTAAACAGTGACTGTACGTTCTTGGATACTGTTTCCAAGTTAACGTCACCAATCTTGTCAGTACCAGACACTGGGCGTAGGCCGTCAGGTCCGATGAAGAGCAAGTCACCGCCAAGCTCAATGACTGAGTCAGATGCTAAGCATCCTAAGTCATTCGTTACCTGTAGCAGTGAAAAGTCAGCGTTACTGTTACCTACAAGCTTCTTGATGTTGTTCGTACCAAAGATGAATAACTCATCCCGGAAAGCTTTAATCTGAACAATCTCAAAACCTACGTTAATGACACCTGCACCATTCGCTGGGCTGAAGTCAGTTTCATCCAGAGGTGCTGAGTAATGTAAGTTGTAAGGATCTGTACTATCGCCAGCTAAGAATAAATGTGACTTAAACTCAGTAACATACTTAGGATTGTTTGGCGCATTAGAATCTGTAATCTGAGTGTATGTAGTACCGTCATACTTAGCGGCTGGATTAACACCATCAGCCAATACAACAACAGGACCACTCCAGTTATGCTTTGAGAAGCGTACCTTGTTGACACCTGTCATTGTAGGGGAGCCAGATGTAGTGACTGCCACCCATGCCGATGTTGATGTATTCCAGTAGTGTAGGTAGTTATTACCTGCTGTAGGCTTACGACACGCTAAGATGCCATTGTTGATACCATTAAATACACAAACACCTAATACTTTGTCAGTGCCCGGTAGTGATGGATAAGCCTCATCAAACCCGCTGATTCTACGATATCCACCAGTTACAGCAGGCTCGTAGTTAATCAATCGTGTCGCACTACCCGGAGATAACTCACTTTGAGATAACACATCACGGTTAGTGTTTAGGCCACCCTCACAAGATACCTTAAAGATCTGTAACTGATCTGGCATTACAGCACCCGTGTTGGGAGATAGGCGTTAAATACTGTGCGTGGGTTGTAAGTGGAACGTAAAGATAAGTTATCGTCTACAAGTACACGGCGCATCATCTTGATGCCTTCAACGAAATCATTCTGATGGACTGCGGCACTCTGCTCATTAGAACGGAAGCGCATCATGTACATCATTGCACCGTCAATCACAACGTGAATGAAACGATCAGGGATAGTGCAGACATCATCAAATGCAGTCATTGCAGTTGGGAATGTCCAGTATTTGTATTCAATCACGTATGCATCATTCGGAGATGGTGTCACACCAAACTTCTCTTCTTGTGTCTGATACACACGCAGTGGGACAGCAATACCTGATCCGCTGTCTCCTGTGTCATCACCTGAACGATATGTCTCTAAATATTCAGTGTAAGGAATCACTGCAAGCTTGCGAGGCTGATTGCTCTTAGATGCAAGCTGTTTAATGTAGAATGATTCCCAGTCTACGGATGACATATCTGCTGGGAAGTCATACTCACGAGTTCCAGCAGTTAATGTTTGTTCATATGTAGTTAATGTAAAAGGCCACTCTTGCGCAGATTGGATAATCTTACGAACAGAAGAGTTCACGGAATCTTTCGCTAACGCCTGCACATTACGAACAGTCAAAAAGTCTGCTTGGTCAATTGTGACCTCATTGAGTCTGCGGAGCAGTTCATTTGTAATGTTTAGGAATGTAGCCATTTACATTAAATACCTATATAGAGGAAAGGGGGCCGAAGCCCCCAGACCTTATTGGTTATGCAAGCTGATCACGATCAACTTCGTCGGCAGTGCGAGATGCATCGCCTACGTTGACAACGATAGCGAACACACGTGCTGTGATATCAGCAGATGCGTCAGCACCAGCAGTTGCCACGACATCAATTGTGTCTTCTGCCGCAATCACACCCGGAGTTTGGGTGCCAGCAACAAAAGTACCAGCAGTGTCACTATCCACAGCAGTAGTTGCCATGAAAGTTAAGCTACCAGCACCAACAGCAACGTCATAGTCAGCAGAGTCGACAGCGTCAATTAACTCAACGCCAGCCGCAATGACCATAGTTCCTGCGCCAACAGTTGGACCAGCTACTGTTCCGCCACCCAAAGGAAGCTCGACAGTTGCGTCAACCATGTATGCTTTTTCAAGCAAGGATGTAGATTTAGCCATTATAAAATCCCCCTATTAATAGCCAGTTTGGTAACGTAAAGTTACGATTGACTCAGGACGAAGGATCTTACGACCGTACAGGTGCATACCACGAACGATATCCGCAAAGCTGTCTGGATCACGGTAAGTCTCAGTCTTGTTGATCTGCTGAGCAGTAGCAACGGCTGAGTCATGACCAGCTACGATAACACCGTAGTTAGTAGCTTGTGGAGTTGTAGATGCAACAGCAGGACCAGTGCCAACAGCAGGAAGGTTGTTAGAAACATATACACGGAAGCCATGCAAGTTGTTAATAACGAGACCGTTCTGCAAGCCGCCTGATTGTCCACCGAAGTCTGAGTTGAACAGGTTAGACTGCTCGTCCTTCAAAGTCTCCAAGAAGACTGGGTCAATGACCAACCAACGACCATTTGTGTCTACAAACTGCTGATCCAGCAAACGGCCCATACGAGCGATTGCCTGCAGTGGAGAAACAGATGCCGCTGAGATAGCGTTAGCACCCGGCAAGCGTGGAACGATGTCTACAGCTTTACCAGCACCGTTGTCAGTAACACCGAAGTCAGTTGAGTCTAACTTCATAGAAGCGAGAAGCTCATCAGAACCTGCAGTAGATACAGCCTTAGTACCATTAACAGTTGTGTTAACAGTGTCGCCAGAAGCGTGTAAAGCAGACTGAGTGTAACCAGACAAGTACGCAAGCACTTCTTGGTCATACTGGTCACGCAAACGGTACGCCGCACGATCAGTAGCCATTTGCATGAAGTTCACGTGTGAGTGCGCTTCTTCAATGTCGTCGATCTTGAATGCGAAGTAGTTTGACTTGTCGATTACAAGAGAGAAATCTTCATCGTCAAGATCTTGCGCTGTGATTTGAGCACCACGAGTGTAAGACTGGACTGAAATTTCAGGCTCTTTGATGATCTTTACAGAGTCACCAACCTGAGCGATTTCGCCGAAGTAGTCGTTGTTAGTTACGTCTTCAACAACAGAAGACTTACGGAAAGCAAGCTGTACCTGCTTAGAATAGATAATTGGGCTAAAGTTACCATTAGGTAGGTTACCGTAGCCCGCCGCTGATGTAAATGCCATGATGACATCTCCTTTTATAGCATGGGGTTAAGGTTATGTGTAACTTCGCAAGAGGCCATCTAGCATCAGGGTGGTATGCTCACCGGCCAAAGTGAACGTACGGCCTGCGTAGTTTGGGTGTTCTGTGAAGGTGAAATAAGAATCGGTGCTATTATAGGAACTGGCAGGAACTTAAAATAGCACTTCATCATACTTCGGATTAGGTGTGGGTATCCTTACGGGGCCACTAGATTCTGCACATAGTTATATCCAGAAAATATTATTTGTCAACACTTTATCGTGCTGATCCAGATAAATCATAAATAAACTTACCTGTGCGAATAGCTTCAGCAATTTCGTCTGCCGCTTTTTCGTATTGTTGAGCAGTCATGCGATTAACGTCTGACTCCTTAATATATGATTTAGTCTCATCACTTTCAGGAGAAGACCGTCCTGAACGAGTTCCAATAGCCCTAGCCGCATCTTTATTTTTAGACGACTTACTCTTGGCTGTGATACCCATATCAGCTTTGTACAAATCAATTGCACGAGAAGCTGATTTAGCGTCGCTATCGTTGTCATACAGAGCATCCATTACCCACTTAGGTTGTTCCTCAACCCAATTGTGGAACTCGTCTGTATCACGAATTTCTTCAAAGTCCGGGTGCAAGCGCATTAGTTCTGCTTCAGCTTTTTCTCGCTGTGCTTCGTGCTTCATTTCATCAATTGCTTTAAACTTACTTTCAAACTCAGAAGCTTGTTCATGCGCTTTCTTCATTGCAATTGTTTCTACAATCTGAGCTACATCTGGATACTGTTCCATCCAAGTCTCTAATTCAGCTTCTGATTTAGGATATTGAATCTCTTTTTTAGTAGATGCTTCTAATTGAGTTTTTAAATCATCAATTTGCTTTTGAAGATCTGTTTCTTTCTTCTGCGCATGACGACGAAGATCACCGTATCG